CATCCACTTCCACCTGGAAATTTCGAATACGACTCGCATTCACGCTGCCATTTGGCTGCGTTGACGGGCTTCCTAAGGCAAAATTGTAGACAGGCACAAGTTTGAGAGGTTTTCCGTTCAAACTCTTCCACGGCGTAATCTTTGTAAAATAGTCGATCGGCTTTTCCTCCTGGATCTCATTTCCATCGCAAATAACACGTATAGCTCTCAAGATATCCATTTGACCTTGGGGGATCAAGCGACCACTTGAATACGCGCTCGTGTTTATTGCACTCAGATTCGGAGTCGGATTAAACGGCGGATTGGGAAAATTCCACCAATTTGTAAGATTTCCAAAATCATTTCTATACAAGAGACTATCACTGCGACGCGGTACAAAGAGCAGGCGTGTGATTGGATTATGTGTCTCTAGATCAAGAATTTGCCGATTAAAGAGTCCAGGAAACGGGTAATTTGTTACCTGTGAAAACATGTACGAGAGAGGTGTCGACGCAAATACGTGACGCTCCTCTTCCGTTAAATAAATGTACGTACTCTGAATGCGAGGATTCAAGAACCAGCCATTCAGGGAAGGAACAGTTGAACCAACATCTGTCGCGAAAAAGCGCCACTGACCACTTATATCACCTGATGTAACATAATCAGGTTGATTATTGCGAATCAGCGCCAGAGATTGTAACATTTTATAATCTGGTGCCACTCTGTATCCGGAAACGTCCAAAAGCGTGTAGAGTGTTCGTATAGGATTTAATGTGATTTGTACTTCGCATTCATGGTATTGAAGCCCCACAAGAGGCAGCGCAAGAGAATTAAAATCAGAAAACCAGAAGGAGAGAGGAACATGAATATCTTGTCCAAAAATCGACGGGCGATTCACCTGCCCACCGTTCGGGCTTGTGTTATCCTTAAAGACTGTCGGGTATCCTGTTCTATTTGTACCACCTGCATATGCGCCATTTCCAGGATCTGTGAGTTCAGGTATATCGCCTACAAGTTCGCGCCATTTATCAAACTTATCAGTATCATAATCGGCAAGTGCCTTTGCCAATAAATAATTTCCGTCAAATTCCTGGATTTTTTGCCCACCAATGAAAAACGCAGCATTCTGAATAATCGCGGCGCCCAAGTAACGAACCCACTGATACTGAATTTGTGTGGGACGATTATAACTTGTCGGTAGGAATTTACTGAAAATGTCAGGAACACGAAATGAAAAATACATGTCACTCAACAAATCACCGCTGCGCTGTATTTTAGCCCTGACTTTGATCGGCTGATCATAAAATAATTCATTCGGTCCATCCATAATTGTCGTAATCGATTCCTGTGAAAAATGCGAATACCGCCGAAATGCCTTATAGAAAAAGGTCATTTGCGGATTTCCGCTCAAAATCACATTTTGGGCGCCGTAAGCGATTAATCCTAGGAGACCACCACCTGTCATTCTTCTCTTGCTGTGGAAAGAGCAAAAGAAGAAGTACAAAAAGAACGCTATCTTAGTATTTAGGCTGTATGTGTATAACTTGTTGTCCACCACGTGTCTGCCAAGTAAGGAGGCATATCCTGTGACGCAGCCATGACTTTCTTGCTTGGACCAACTGTAACCTGGCTCTGAATCTCCGTGTAAGAAAGCGCGTAGCTAAAGTACTTGAGTCCACCGAGGTTCCCGTTAAAACTGCCTTGTACCGTGAATGTTTCCTGTTCACCCAGGGCAGCTGTCGTGGATCCCCGTACAATCATGCTGTTCTGGCTAAAGAGGATCAAGTCCTGGAAATTCTGGTAAGGCAAGGATCCCTCAAAGCTGAGCTTCTTCGACAAGTTTCCATTGATATAGACCTCGAGTGAATTCTTCCGTGCAACAATGGCACAGTGAAACCACTTCCTCACAGGTATATTCTCTACATCACAGTATGTGTAAGGATTCTTGTAAGAATTCATGAAAACTCTCATTGTGTTCGCATTCTTCTTTATGAAGACACCAGGACCCAGTAGCGGGTAAGGTGTCGCATAGCCCTTGTAAAATACAGAGGCAAGCGCATCATCGCCCGTAAAGGTGGAAGGATTCACATACAAATAGAAACTGTAGGTGAATTCCATACCAGTTCTCTGATTATCTGAAAACGGGATGAGTTTTCCATCGGGAAACTTTGTTACATCCTGGCGAATGACAACCTGCTTATCGTCAGAGGATGCCGTATAGGGAAAAAGATCTACAACCTGACTTCCAATGTTGATGAAAGAAATATAGAGGTACTCAACTGACAAAAACAAAAGATACACTAAGGTGACGATAACCAGTGCCAAGAGGAACTGTGATAAGAAACTTTCACCCATAAAAATACTCGTTACTGATGAGGAGTCAGCTTCCATTCTCTAAGAAATACAGACTTTAAATTCAGCTTCCAACTTGTATTGTGCTCTTTGCGTAGGTTACATTCACCTGTGGTGTCTTGAGTGTGAGTGTGCCTGACACATTGAACATATTCGCAAGCCAGTCCATGAATCCACCGCCGCCTGCTGTGGTAGGACCGGACATATACATTCTGTAAATCTCATCCGGATTCAAGGCTCTCTGGACAAACGTTACGTCGCTTAGGAAACCGTCATAACCACCGAAGTCGAGCAACTTCGCACTGACACCCTTGGGATCTACACGGTAGAATGACGGCATGATACAGCTGCGTGCCAGCTTACCGTCCATGTAGACATCGCATGTCTTTCCATTGAGGATGACGGCGATGTGAACCCAGCGCTGTAAGTCAACTGCGGGCAGATCGCAGAGAGGATATGTCTCTAAGAGACCCTGATCCATCTGACCACCTGCAAACAGCTGCTTCACATTGTCCGTGCTCAGATTGGTATTCTGTGAGACACTCAGTCCGGGATCTACAGCCGGCTTACCTGAAGGTGTCGGTGCCGCGGAATCACCAGGTGTCTTCGTGTGGACACGAACAACTAAGTTATTCTTGTGGACACCGAGACCAACAACGAGCGTTGAGAAGTTTGATCCGCGGATTTCTAGGATGTGCTTTCTCTGACCTGCCCTGTCCTTCCAGCCCGTGATATAGGTCCAGAAGCTTGCTGAATATTCACCACCCTCGTAAGGCGGGGGGATATTGTACAACTGAGATGCCGTAGGCTGATTGGCAGGAATCGAGGCACCCACAACTACAGTTGACTGTACAGTCGGCATACCATACAAAAAGTTGTACAGGTAATATAAGGCTGTAATACCGAGCACGATGATGATAAACCCAACGAAGTAGGATAAAACACTGCTGCCACCAACACCAGACAGAATCGTTTGTTTCACTGAATTCAGAGTGCTCATGTTTCTTCTGCTTGTAGTACTCCATTTTTTTTAGTCATATTGCGTATCCCAGCTATAAAGCGGCGATGCGGGACGAACCGTAATTGGTTTCATACAAGCACCATTTGGACACGGATTTAACTTTGTAATGAGATCCATATTTACACTAAATTGTGGCTCGCCATTTGTATTTGTCACCTTCGAGTATTCAATACCTACACGCTGTAAGCTCAGACGCTCAGAGAATACACGGAAAAATGCCAGTTGTCCATTGAGCCTTGAATCACCCAATGTAGGCGCCGACCCAACCGAAGCATGATCGAGGGAATACTGTGTGCGTTTAGAAAGAACAAGATCATTATTGTAAAATACATCAAATCGCCGACCTTCGCGGCTAATTGTCACGGCGATCCACTTTTGAAAAGGGAGGGGAGGAAGAGCAAACGTTTCAATCGATGTTTGTTCAGCCGTTTTGCCAACGGGGATTCCATAAGTTCTAATGGCGAGCTGCGCCGACGCTTTACCCGGGCGGCTCGCATCCGGAGAGGACACGAGTTCCATTTTCAGAACATTTGAAACATTCAATAGACTATTGTATCCTTTGTGTTGACACTGACTACAGTCCCTCATTACACACGGGCAAATATTGTAGCGATCGGTACTACACATAGGATCACCGGGATTTGCGCTGCAACTGGTTACTTGACCCGTTTTTTGGAAAGGAAGAACATTCACGAAAAATTGTATAGACCCTGTGTTTCCTGTTAAAAATTGCTGTGCGGCTTCTGTGGTCGAAATCGGAGCAGGTTTTGATAATTGAAACGGTCCTTCCACGACAGCACCACCGACAGTCGCTTTAGGGTTAAAATAACCCCTGTAAAATAATATGAAAATCACAATGACTACAAGTATTGCGACAATCCAATACCACATTCTACCAATGACTCTGAATTTTAACTAGAAAAGGAGAGTCAGTAGTTAGTTGCG